CTTATAATAAGGATTCAATAGAATTCTTATACGAAATACTAAGCCTGTGCGAAGACTTTAATTACGAGAAGTCATCTAGCCATATAAATGACTGGATTAGAAGAAGACAATTGGGCATAGGCGGTAGGCCATATACATGCGAAAGAGCTAATTCAGCCGGAGTAGGATGTGGAGATTGCGACTTAGAAAAAAAGAAAAAGTGGATAACTATAGGGGATAGATATGTTGAAAGCTCAGAAGAGTCAATGCCATCTCCAATAAGATTTGCGTACAAAACAAGAAAGGAGGATGAATAAATGTCAGGTCAAATAAAAGATCCAGATGATGTAATAGGTGTTTGTTCCGAATGTAAGTCCGATCAACCAATGAGCTATATGTACAAAAATTCATTTGCCCAACAGGGTTTAGCGGTGCCGTGTAAGTACTGCGGCGGTGTTGTTGTGATAACATATAGGGAGATAAGAGATAGATCTCTCGACGAATCAGATAGAAATAGAGGAATTAATTGAAAAACTGGACCAATTTACATAACCATACCGTTTTTTCAATGCTAGATGGTCATGGAAATGTTGATGAATACTTGGTTAGAGCTAAGTCTCTTGGTATGTCTGGATTGGCTACTACCGATCACGGAAATATACATTCATGGTTAGATTTCTATGACGCAGCGCAATCTAATGGCGTAAAGCCTATTCTTCGGAAGTGAATTTTACCAAGCCAGAAAAACAAGATTCGATAGAGATGAAGAGGAGAGATCCGGCCCATCTAAAAATGAATGGGAGCAAAGAGGTCCATATCATATAACTATTCTCGCAAAGAATAATACTGGTTATCATAATATAATTAAGATGTCCTCTAGATCTTTTTTAGAGGGCTATTATGTAAAGCCAAGAATAGATCATGACCTTATCTCGCAACATTCTGAGGGCATAATAGTTCTTTCTGGATGTCTAAACGGAGAAGTGGCTCAAGCTCTACTTAGAAATGATTATAAATTTGCATTAGAGTCTGCACACAAAATGCAGAGCATCGTTGGCAAAGAAAACTATTTTATAGAAATACAGGACCATGGTCTTACAGAGCAAAGAAAAATATCTAATCAATTAATTGAAATAGCAAACTCAATTGGAGCAAAGATAGTCCCAACTGGAGATTGTCACTATGTTCACCAAAAAGACGCTAGAGCACACGATGTAATGCTCTGTGTTGCCACTAACGCAACTATACATACTCCAGATAGGTTTTCTTTTTCTGGTGATAATTTTTATCTAAAGTCATATGATGAAATGTCTTCTCTGTTTGGAGATGAATTATTAAAAAATACCATGTCTGTTTGTGACATGGTTGATATTAATTTAAAATTTGGAGAAATACACTTTCCAAAGTTTCCTATACCAACAAATGAATCTTCTGTTGATTATTTCGAGAGATTAGCCTGGGATGGCCTTAAGAAAAAGTATGGAGAAACACCGCCTCAAAACATTATCGACAGAGCAAATCACGAAATAAGAGTTGTTAAAGAAATGGGATTTCCTGAATACTTCCTTGTTGTTTCTGATTTAGTTAGATGGGCAAAGTCTAACCAAATTAGAGTTGGATGGGGTAGAGGATCCGCAGCTGGAAGCGTGCTTTCTTACGCATTCGATATTACAAATTTAGATCCAATTAGATTCGGTCTTTTGTTTGAAAGATTCTTAGTTGAAGGAAGAAAGTCAATGCCAGATATTGACTTGGACTTTGACGATAGATTTAGGGATCAGGTAATAGACTATGCCAGAAGCAAATATGGAGACGATAGAGTAGCTCACATATGCACATTTAATAGAACCGGCGCAAAGCAGTCAATTAGAGACGCAGCCAGAGCTCTTGGATACGATTTTTCTTCCGGAGATAAAGTTTCAAAACTTGTTCCACCTCCTGTTTTGGGTGTATCAAAATCTCTTTCTGAATGCATGGATACAGAAGAGTTCAAAAAGGAATATAATTCAGATAAAGATTCAAAATATATTATCGATACTGCATTTAGCCTGGAGGGCCTTGTAAGACAGACCGGTATTCATGCGGCAGGAGTTGTCATATCAAAAGGACCACTTGTTGACTACCTTCCTATAATGCAAAAGGGCGTTGATAATCCAATCGTAACTCAATGGGATATGGGTAGGGTTGAGCAGTGCGGTTTGTTAAAAATAGATTTCTTAGGATTAAGAAATTTAGGTGTAATTGACTCTTGTATTAATTTAGTAAAAAAACATAGGGGCATAGAAATAGATGTAGATAAAATACCATTAGATGACAAAGCTACATTTGATGAACTGTGCAAGGGTAATTGTGCGGGGGTATTTCAGTTAGAATCATCTGGAATGAGACAGCTTATGGTTCAATTGCAGCCGCATAATATTGAGGATATAATGGCCTTGATATCCCTTTATCGTCCTGGTCCGATGGGCTCTGGTATGGATAAGCTATATATAGATAGAAAGCATGGTAGATCAAAAGTATCTTATGATCACCCAAAACTTGAAAAAGTGCTCGGACCATCTCTTGGCATTATGCTTTACCAGGAAGACGTTCTTGGAGTAGCAAGAGAATTGGCTGGATTTAGCTCAGCTGAAGCAGATGACTTACGTAAAGTAATTGGTAAAAAGTTAATGGATAAAATTGCTCTTTTCAGAGCAAAATTTGTTGAGGGCTGTGTTAAAAACTCTAATATGCTTCCGGAAAAAGCAAATAAAATATATTCTGATATTGAATATTTCGGTGGATATGGATTCAATAGAGCGCATGCTGCAAGTTATGCGATGATTTCTTATACAACAGCATATCTAAAAACCAATTATACAACCGAATATATGGCAGCTTTGATGTCTTCTGTTGTTGGGAATAAAGATAAACAATCTTTTTATCTAACAGATTGTAGAAGATTAAACTTAGAAGTAATGCCGCCTTCAATAAATAAATCTGGAATAGATTTTGATGTCATAGAAAATAATAAAATTATATTTGGTTTATCAGCGATAGATGGAATTGGATATACAATTGCAGAGACAATTGTTAAGAGTAGAAGCATAGAAAATCCATATACAAATATGTATGACTTCTTTAGGAGATGTGATCCTTCAATTTTGAAAAAGTCAACTCTTGAACACCTTTGCGCTTCCGGCGCTTTTGATGAATTGATAGAAGAAGATCCTAGTATAGAAATAAGTAGAAGAATTGAATTAGAAGTTTTGGAAAAAGAAAAGGAAGAGCTAGGTATATACGTAACAAACCATCCAGTTCTTGGCATTTGGGATGTTATTAAGAGTCAAGTTACAAGTGAAATAATAGATTTAGGCGATTTAGATTCTGGTACTCAAGTTAAAATTGGCGGAATTATTAATTCGATAAAGAAATTAACAACTAAAAAAGGTGAAAAAATGTTTAAGCTTCAGCTTGAAGATATAACTTCAAGTATAGAAGTTTTAATATTTCCAAGAGTAGCTAAAAATATATACGAAAATCATTTTACAGTTGGTGATATAATTATAGTTAGTGGCGCATTGAATAAAGAAAGTGACGAAGAGAATTCAATAGTAAAAATATTTTATAATTCATCAGAAAAGATTGACTCAAAAGTATTTCACGGCGGAAAGCCAATTATATTAAAGGCTAAATCCGATATTTCTCAAGTGACTTTAGATAAAATATATGATATAATTTCTAGCAATAAAGGAAATAGGCCTGTATTTTTAGAAGTAAGAGATGGAAAATATAAATTTGTTTACAAGTTTGATATTTTATCCTCTACAAAGATAGTGCCAGTAATAGAACAAATATTAGAATTGGAGCCAATTTCATGACACTTCCAGGTTCATATCAGAATCCTTCAACAAAATCCTGTTGGAACTTTTGCTCATCTTGCAATAGATGCCAGGACAAGGGCAGATACAATAAATGCAATGGTTGTAGCGGTAGATACGACCCATTGGGAAAAATTGATCCCCATCCAGAAGATTTTTGTGATTGCAAAAATGGCGTCTTGCGTTGGCGCACACAAGAAGGTAAGGTTATTATTACAAGATTTAAATCAAATCCATTCAAAGGCAAAGTTCATTATGAGAAAAAGTCTCAGGACGAAAGAGACTGGGATGCCTATGTTAGGGACATGCGAGAAAAACTCAATGATCCAAACTTTAATCCTATAACAATAATAGATGAAGACTAATATGTCAGACAGAGAAGTTGGAAGAATTTTACATAAAAATATCACTTTAGTAGAGTATGAAGGACCAAAAAACTTTTTCGTACAGTGTGGTATAGCTGGCTTTTATGCCACTGAGGACGAACTGTATGATCTATATAGTCTTTTAAGTTACTATTATAATATGGATACGGCCAACGAGGTCGTAATAAATATAAAGTAGGATCATATGCAGTGGCCATATAACGAAGACGATCACATGGAAATAGGTAAAACAGGATGGGTTCCTGTTGGGGAAAGCTCATTTAAAAATATTCATACTGGTCATATAATTGACGAAAACGGCATCGAATATGACGCCGAAGGCAACATAGTGGAAGACTTAAACGAAGAAATCTAATGCAAATAAAACAAATAAAGGATCTAGATCCCATACAAAGGTTAGCGCTTGTAGATTTTTCTTATTCTAGAATAGATACATACAAGCAGTGTCCATCTAAGTATTTTTATACGTATATAAAAAGAGAACCAAAAGTATTTGGTGAAGCAGCCGTTCTACGGCAATATAGTTCATTCAGTTTTAGAGAATGTAGTTAGTAAAGATAAGCCGCTGGATTATTCTGAAATTAAAAACGAATATGCCAAACACAAAGAATCATATGATCCAGATGGAAAAATATCTAAAGATTTAATATCTGTTGGAGAAGTGGTTCTTAATGAATTTTACGACGAAAATCCAGGCGCAATATTTAACGTTTATGATAAAGAATATGAATTTAGATTTGTAATAGGAAATTATTTAATATTAGGATATATAGATAGAATAGATCTTTACGAGGATGAAGTAATAATAATAGACTATAAAACTGGTAAATGGGAAGTTTCGCAAAAAGATCTTCCAAATAATTTGCAGTTAGGAATATACGCTTTAGCTACTTCGTTAGCTTTTCCTGGTAAGAAAATAACAGCAGAACTATACTATTTAAGATCCGGCAGACACAAAAGACACACTTTTTCTAGTGATGATTTGGAAAATGTAAAATTAAATATTATTAATTCAATACAAGAAATAATAAATGATAATTCATTTTCTCCAACTTCGAATACAAGAACATGTAGTTATTGCGAACATGCAAAAACTGGAGCATGTCCGACTCGGTGTATTCAGAAATAAAAAAGCTGCAAGGGCATAAAAGAAAAACCCCGGCGTTTCCGCCGGGGTTTTTATATAGTTAATAATTAAATCAGAAGTTTGAGTCAGACTCAAAAGTCAGATCACTAGCTTCAAGACCCTCGAACTGAGTCACGAGCTTTGTGGCTGTAGTGTTATCGTAGCCAGCCTCTTGGAGGCTTTCGATAACATTCTGATTAATTGATTCCTTAACGGAATTGATTAGTTGGTTCATTGTAACCATATTTTTATCCTTTGCTTGTGTTTTGTTTAATTATGAACTATAATATATAGTGTTATATCAACAAGATAGAGGTTACACCATGTCGACAGAAATTGTCAACTCCAGCGATTTTTTTTTGGAAAGATCTTCCATAACAGGAAGTCCAAAATTTTCTACCAAACAATTTAACACAGATGCCATTATAGCAGCCAACGACAAAAAAGCAAACTCGTCTAGAGGAAATGCCTACAAGCATACTAAGACTGGGTTTAGGGAAGACATTGGGCTAAATGTTAGATCTAACTGGGAAGCAAATTTTGTAAGAATTTTAAATGGATATAAAATCAAGTTTGAATTTGAGCCAACAGTTTTTGCTTTTCCAATTAAAAGAGGAACCAAGGGGTACACTCCAGATTTTTACCTGACAAAGTCAGACGAGTGGATTGAAATAAAAGGTTATCTTGACGATAAAAGTAAGATAAAGCTCAGGAGATTTAAAAGGTACTATCCGGAAGAATTTGAAAAGCTAGTTTGTATAATAAGCAAATATTCAAAAGAGGCTTGCTCTTTCATGGATGAACTGGAAGTTCCAAAAATAATATACTATGAAGATATTCGAAACGAATATAGTTCATTAGTTTCAAATTGGGAAGGAAAATAATGACTACCTATAAAGAGCAGTATTACAACTTAAAAGAATCAGAAATGCAAGACCTTATTGCTAAAGCTAAAAAAGGTAACTCCAAAGCGCAAGAAGAACTGCTGAAAGTTTTTCATAACTTTTTAACTAAATATGTTTCACTTTTGTATCATGGAAGATATAATATATCCGATTATGATGTTAGGAGATTTATAGGTTTGTTTGTAAAAAACCCATATGTAAGATTCGCTTTGGCAAAAAATAAAATAAATAAAGAAAACATGAAGCATGTTTATGAAGTTATGGGCGGAATACAGTACATGGCCAAAAGATACGGCGACGAAGAAGATATTAGACAAACTGTAAACATGACTTTCTTTCAGTGCATAAAAAGATACGAAAGAAGAGATTCCGCAAAAGGGCCTATCCCATTCAGCCGGTTTTTTGTATAGCTATTTTTTCTATCTATTAAAGAAAAATGTTGATACATTTTTAATTGATCAATTGGGCAGGAAGACATTTCCTTTAATTACTGATGAATCCCACGAAGAAGATGACGGCAAACAAAAGCAGGGTTTTAGGGCTGAGCCGATAGAATACAGTCTTGAGCAAATACTAACAAGGGATGAGATAGATGAAATGTGGGTTTTAGGAGAAAAAATATTTCCACCTTTCGATGTGCTTACCGTTCAAGAGAGACAGCTGATAAAATGGAGATTCGCAGATGGTAAAAAATCAAGCGAAATATCACAAAAAATAAATGAACACCCAAATACCGTAAGAGAACATTTGTCTAGAATAAAATATAAAATAGAAGAAGAAATAAAAAAACAAAATATGGAAGAATTAATAAAAGATCTTAAGCTAGATAAGGATGATAAATGAACTTTCAGGGAATAGAAAAACTTCAGCAGCTTTTATCTGATTTTTTAAATCCTCAAATTCAGGAAGTAATTAATTCATATACTAATCAAGGTTCAGAAAATCAATACTTTATTGAGATACCAGAAGAAGACGTAATAGATTTAGGCTTAGATAAGCTTGCGTCATTGGTTGCAAGAACCTCAAACGTTTACGGTAGAGCCGCAAGATTTGCTGGCATGGCAAGAGCAAACTATAAGATAATAGAAGGCAAGTATAAAAAGGTTTATAAGTCTTCTAGGATTGGAAAGAATGAAGCAGAGCGAGAAGCAGCGGCTATGGAAGCAGCTGATTCCGAATATTCTGCCTTGGTTACGTGTGAGGCAATTGTGAATCTCGCTGAGTCATTAGAAAATTCTGCTAGAATAGCATCTGAGTCTGCTAGAAAACTAATGGACAAAGTTCAATCCATGCAAGTGGCTTCAAATAGAGAATCCAAGGGTTATTACTTGGACAGTGATTTCAAAACTTACTAAAGGACAATTATGTTTATAGGTAATTATAAATCGGTTAATTCACCAAAAGAATTTTATTCCGAAAAAAGATCTAGCTTAGACTTCCCAATGCAAGTAGAACTAATGGGCGAAAGATATCTTCTTAATTCAACCATACAAATATCTACATCTAAGCAAGAAAAGGGTCTTTTGGAAACAGCAGAAAAAAATAATGTAAAGACTAATGTAAAAGTTAGTTAATATGAATATAGAAGTATTTTGCGATGGAGCATCTAGAGGGCAGGGTCAAAAAAGATTTGGAGAAGCCTCCTGCGCTGCCATTGTTTACAAAAACAAAAAAAAGATAGCTCAGTTTGCAAGAGGTCTTGGGCGTAGGACGAATAATGAAGCAGAGTATGAAGCAGTTATAGCCGGCTTACTTATATGCTCTTTATCTGACTTGCTTGATCCCATAATATATACGGATTCAGCTGTAGTTGCTAATCAAATAAACGGTAAATGGAAGTGCAAAAATGCATCTTTAATGCCGTTACTGATGACAGTTCAAGAGATAAGATCCGAATATAAGTTTAGAGTAGTTCAAGTTCCTAGGTCTTTTGTCTGGGAACCAGACATGCTAGCCAACGAATTCCTAAACCAATTGGAAGAAAAAAAGAGAAACATGTGATATACTTATGAAAATGATCAGCACAAAAAATAATCAACCAATTATAATTGGATTAGCCGGTAAGGCTGGTAGTGGAAAAACATCAGTAGCAGAAAACATAGTTCCCAAGGGTTCTATAGAAACAATCAAATATGGATTGAAATGGGACCATATTTTTTATGCACTGCCGCTATATGAAATGGCCTCAATCAAAAAAAATATTCAAGGGCTTAATCAAAAAAGAAGAAAAATGTACGCAATACATGATGTTCTTTATGATTTATACGGTGGATCATCTTTGGGCAATGTGCCTGAATACGAAAAGTTAAACGAAATGGTCCAAGAGATATACTCAATGCCTATTGAACCAGAGGGTATTAAGCCAAGAGATTTTTTACAAAAAGCTGGAGACATATGCAGATCAGTAGAACCCGACTGTTTTGCTAGATGGGCTATAATTAAAAGCTCAAAAATATATAGATCTTATTTGAAAGATTTAAATGAAGATGAGCAACCGAATCCAGTAGCCGTTTTAGTATCCGATGTAAGATACCTAAATGAAGCTGAGCATATTCTCAAGCAGCCAAATGGAATCGTTGTATGTTTCGAAGCTTCTACGGAAACCTTAAATGAAAGACTTTTCAAAAGAGATGGAAAGCTTATGGACGAAAAGCATTCTTCTCATCCTTCCGAAAATGGAATAGAACAAGTCAAGAATATTTCAACAATAGTTATAAATACCGATGGAATGTCTCTAGAAGAGCAGTCAGAATTTACTCTAAAACAACTAAAAATTAAGGAGCTAATAAATGCCTAAGATATCACAAAATGCCTTTGAACAGTCAACAGGTTCTCCTGTTTCAGAATCTGTTTCTTCAAATCCAGGCATATCTTTATCGACTATGCCAGTCCTAGTTTGTGGGGTTAATAGAAAGGTTAATATAGGAAATTTTGAAAACATAGACATTTACGCGGGGATAAGCTTGCCTTTAGATAGCGCCTCTTTAGGAGATAAAGAGGCCTTAACCAAGGCCATAGAGGAAGCAGCCGCCTATGGATTTGCCATTATCTCAAAGGAGACTGGTGATAGATATAGCTTAATTAAAGAATCGCAACAAGGCAAGTAAAGCTTGCGCTGTTTGGTTATATTATATATAATATAATGTTACTATTAACTTACAAAACTAAAAATAAGAGGTAAAAATGTTTAAGAAACTAGTCAAAAACTTTACATCCTGGCTTATGGGCACAAAAGCGAAGAAAGACTCTCCGCTAAATGCTGTTCCAGATGTAGTCCTAAATCAACTTATCGAACAGGCAGAAGCAGTTGCAGAAGCAGTAGATACTGCAACGGCAAATGTTGTCGAGGAAGTCAAGCAGGAAGTTGACAATGTAGTTGCAGTAGCCAAGAAAAAGGCACCAGCTAAGAAGAAGACTTCAACTGCTAAGAAACCAGCAGCTAAAAAGAAGGCTTAATGGCCTTCAAGGGTAAGATATATATATCTGGCCCAAGGATGGGAACCAATAACTTGGCAAAGGGAATAGAATTTCCTTTAAACAAAAGTAAAAAGAAAAAAAGAAATAGGAGAAAAAAGTAATGGCTTTAATGTTTCGTGGAGAAAAATTTTCAGGTTACAATAAACCAAAGCGTACTCCTGGTCATCCCAAAAAGTCTCACGCAGTTCTTGCAAAAAGCGGATCCAAAGTAAAGCTAATTAGATTTGGACAGCAGGGAGTTTCTGGATCTCCAAAGAAAAAGGGAGAGTCAGCTTCTTACCGCAAGCGCCGTGAATCTTTTAAGGCACGCCATGCAAAAAACATTAAGAAAGGCGTAATGTCAGCTGCTTATTGGGCTAACAAAGTTAAATGGTAATATAATTTTCCAAAAGGATTACTATGTCTAAGTATATCAAAAACGTAGTTGATGCTGAAAAGCAGCTACCTGCAAAGAAAAAAGCAGCAAAGAAAAAGTCTGCTTCCAAAAAGAAAGAAAAGGAATAAAATATGGCTATGATGAAAAAGAAAATGAATGGCTCAAAGAAAATGGGTGGCAAAAAAATGAAGCCAGCCAAGAGCATGGGCGGCAAGAAGAAGATGTCTTCAAAAAAGAAGATGGGTTACTGATAGTGGCCGCTAAGAAAAAGATGACTAAGAAGAAAGCACCTTCTGCAAAGAAGGGAAAGATGACTGGCTTAACACCGGCTCAACAAAAGCTTCCTCCTTTCATCAAGAGTGCAATTCTAAAGAAGAAAAAGAAGAAGTAGTAGTAGTAACATACTGGTCCATCATGGCTAAGAAAAAGAAAACATCCTATCAGAAAAAAATAACTAAAGTTATGGATGAATTTGGTAAGGGTACTCTTCACTCAGGTAAGGGTGGACCAGTAGTTAGATCTAGGAAGCAGGCAATAGCAATTGCGATTTCCAGCGCTGAAAAGACAAAGAAAAAAAAGAAAAAGAAGTAGGAGAAATAATATTATGAGCAAAAAAGTTGAATGGGATATTGTAGTTCCTGTCAAGCAGCCAGCAGATCTTAAGGGCGTGCAACCAGGCAAACTCCCTGAGGCCTTACTTCGTCCAGCAGTTGGTGGAGGAAAGCTTCATTGGTTGGCAGCAGCAGCTTGGGGCGCAATGGTTGAAGCAGCTAAAGCTGAAGGCGTAGAGCTCAAGCCAGTTAGCGTAGGAGACACATACCGCACATATGAATCACAACTTGTTGCGTTTAAGCAAAGATATACAACAGAGCCAAATGGAAACGCTACTCGTACATTTGAAGGAAAAAAGTGGTATAAGAAAGATCCAAAGTTAGCCAGTCTTGCTGCGCCGGGTACATCTCAGCATAATACTGGTTTGGCTGTTGACGTACATACTGCAGCAGAACCAAAGCGTTTAAAGTGGCTGATTGCTAACGTGCGCAAGTTTGGTTTTTCATGGGAAGTTGTTCCAGAAGAACCATGGCACCTGCGCTACACAGAAGGAGATAATCCTCCTACAGCAGTAGCTGAGTACATGGCAAAGAATAATATTCAAAAGCCATCTGGTATACCTGCTCCAGCAGCAGCAGCAGCAAATGAAGCTCCTGCCGCAAAGGACGATGGTGGCGATCTAGATCCGGGTGATAGTGGCCCAAGAGTTACTAAGCTTCAAGAAGAGTTGGCTGAACGTGGATTCTATAAGGGTGGGTTTGACGGTCAATTTGG